GTCGTCCGTGCCGTCGAGCTGCCCGGGCGCGCCCGGACCGGCGGGTGCGCCGGCCTCGAGCCAGGCCGTTGCCTCGTCCAGCTTGTACGGGAAGTGCTCCTCGGGGTCGGCCAGGCGCGCCTCGGCAACCAGGGCGTTCGCCTGCTCGACGGCGTCCCGGTAGGTCTTGGGCTTGGCCACGGCTACTCCTCCCTGCGGATGATCGTGACGGACTCGGGGGTCACGGTCGCGTCCACCCGGTCATCGCGGGTGTTGTGCTCGGTGGTCGACCCGGCCTCGGTAGTGATCTTTTTCCACGCCGCCCCGGTCTCGGGGTGGCTGCGGCCCTCGGAGATCACGGCTCGGGTCCGCCCCGTCGACAGGTAGCCGATGGAGCGGACCTTCTCCGCGAACGAAGGCCCGTCTTCCGGGCGGTCGCTCATGCCTTCCGGGTCTCCTCAAGCTCGGCGCGCCGCAGGTCGGCGTCCTTGATCAGCTTGGCCTTGGTCTCGGACTCCGCGAGCGCGCGGTCGAAGCCGAGTGCCACGGCGTAGTCCTCCCAGACCGGCTTGTTGGCCCGGTCTTCCGGCCGCTCGGGGAGTTCGGCCCCGGCCTCGGGTGCGGGCGGGGTGGTGTTCTCCGGGCTGGTCTGGCCCTGGACGGTGCCCGAGGTCTGCTCGGCACCTCCGGTGAAGTCGCCCAGACCACCAGCCGGCGCGGCCGGGGAGGGCGGCTGCTCCGGGGTCAGGACGACGGCCGGGGCCACCTCCTGCTCGCGGGCCTCTGCGGCGGCGACCAGCTTGGAGGCCAGGCCGTCCTCCTTCGCGGCGCCGATCGAGACGAGGATGAACCGCTGGAACTCGGAGACGTTCGGCGCCTCGGGGACCTCCTCGTTGCGGGAGAGGAGCTTCCCCTCGTAGACGGGCAGGCCGTCCTTCGTTACGCCGACCTTGACATCGACGTTGGCCTTGTCCCAGACGATGCGCAGTGCCATGGGGGTGTCTCACCTTCTGCGGCCCGTAGCCGCGATCTGGCCGGGCCGCCCGGCTGTGCGGGCGGCCCGGAGGGGATGCGGATCTAGACGCCGGTGATCTTGTAGCCTGCGCCGGGCTCCTGCACGACCGGCACCATGGGACGCCGGCCCCGCACGATCCACTGGTCGTTCGCGGACGGGTCGCGGCGCGACCACGACTCCACGCCGTTCGCCGGGTCGCCCTGGTACTCGGGCGACGGGATGCGCTCGTAGCCGATGCCGCCGAGCATGGTGGAGTCGACGACGAAGACGCTCGTCGCTGCACCGCCCGGCAGGTTGTTGGTCGGCAGGATGCGCAGACCCGCGATGACGAGAACGTCACCGGTGCGGGTGATGCTGTTGTCGTTCTCACGGGTCAGACCCGCGATGATCTTCTGGTTGGAGACGAGGCGCGCGTACGCCACGTCGGACATCACGACGGTGTCCGGGTCGTAACCCTGGTCCTGGCCGATGATCGCGGCCTGCGCGAGCATGAGGTCGAGCAGCGGGTCCGCGCTGGCACCGGACCAGCCGCCGCCGCCGGTCGCGCCTGCGGTGTTGGTGATCGCGGCGTTGATCGCCGCCAGGGAGATCGTGTCGACCTGCTTGACCAGGTAGTTGACGATCTTGAGCATGGCGACGTCGACCGCGCGCCGACCGTAGCGGCCGATGTGCTCGTCCGTCACCGGGACGTCCTGGCCCCACTTGCTGACCGACGCCATCGCGGCCGTGCCGGGCGTTGCCGCCGAGCGCGGGTATTCGGCACCGGGGCCGACGATCTCCGGCGGCCGGTTCGTGAACATCGACTCGGTCTGCTCGTAGAGCAGCGACCCGCCGGCGACCTCGTAGCGGCCGGTGAGGAGTGCGTCCGCGATGAAGCGGTTCTCAGCGAGGGTCCGCAGGCGCCGCGCGACGGCGGCGGGGCTGTTGAGGAACCTGCTGATGGTGATGACGTCGCCGGTGATGGTGGGTGCAGCCGGCGGGTAAATGTGCGGCATACCTTTCCCCTATTCCCGTCGGCTTACCGCTGAGCCCAGCGGACCAACGCGTTGTCGGCAGCCCCGGTGAGGGCGATGCCGATGATGGCTCGTGCCTGGTTCACGGCCGTGTTGATGGCCGGGTTGAATGCCTCGATGGTGGCTTCGGAGGGGGTGCCGGTGACGTCGACGTTCAGCGCTGCGGCGCCGAGTGACTTCACCTGGCGGTTGGCGGTGTTGGTGGTGGTGAGCTGGTCGCCCGCCGCCACCGTCCCGTCCGCGATCGACTCGTGGATGGCGTGGGCCAGGGTGACGGTCACCTTGGCTCCGATCGCCGTGTCGTTGTTGGCGACGCCGATGAAGGCCCGCGAGGCGAGAGTGGCGACTTTGCCCACCGCGTTGTTGCCCGTGATCTCGACCATGTCGCCGCCGGCGATGGCGGTCGACGCCTGGAACGTCCAGGTCTGGCCGGGCAGGGCGATGGGGGTGTAGTCGGTCATGAGCTAGCGGCCCAGGAACCGAACTTCGTTACCGCCGGTCGCCCCGGTCTCGGCAATGCCGAGGAGGGTGCCGGCAGCGGCGGCGGTGGCGACCACGGCGGTCGCTGCGACACCGGCCGCGCCAGAGACGATGCCGTCAGCGGCGGCGATCGTGCCGGTCGAGGTGATCTGGTGGGTGACGTTCCGGATCGGCCACACTGCGACCTTGGTGTTGGCCAGGGCGTCGTGCGCGGCCACGCCGAGCACGATCGCGGAGGCTGCGCCGGCGGGGCCGACCGTGTTGGCGCCGGTGACGGCGACCAGTCGGCCACCGATCACGTCGACCGACGCCTGAGAGGTGAACGGGATGGCCCCGCCGGTGTGGACTGGCGTGTAGTCGGGCATCAGGCTTAGCCCTCCTCGCCGTACAGGCCCGCGTACGCCTGCGCGTCGCGCGAGCGGTGGGCGCTGTCGTCACCGAGGTAGCCGGCGGACAGCACGGGAATGACGTTGGACGCGAGCTGCTCGATGCTGGCCCGGGTGCCGTCCGGGTCGCGGTCCCAGAGCTGCTTCCAGTACTCCTCGCGCTCCGGGGGGAACTTCCCGGCGTTGATCGCGGCGAGGATGACCCCGTCCCGCTCGTTGCGCTTCATCTGCGCCCAGGCGGTTTCGCCCTTCTGCGCGGACTCCTGCAGCTTGCGGAGGGTGTCGGGGTCGAGCAGGACCGCACCGGACTCGCGCCCGGCGGCGTTGACCTGCGGCGGGGGCACGAGGTCGGTCTGCGTGGTGTTGGCCGGGGCGGTGGCCGCCGCCGGCGTGGTGGTGGCGGGAGCGGTGGCCCCGCCGCTCAGGGCTGCGGAGAGAGCGTTACCGAACGTCTCCACAGCCGCGTCGGTGGCAGCCTCGGGCGCCAGGCCCAACGCTTCCCGGAGCTTTGCGACGTCAACCGGCATGGTCGGCGCCTCCTCTGGATTGGTGGTGGACCCGGTCGCCTGGTTGGCGTCGGGGGTTTCGAGTGCCGCTCTGCGCGCCTTGGCGGCGGCGGCCATCTGCTGCGCGGCGGCAGCAGGAGATACGGGGGTGGGCTTCTTCCGGCCGCCGGGGAAGTCGGGCTCGCCCGCCTCTTCCCGGCCTGCGTAGGCGAAGATTTCGCCGGTGGCCCACCGGTTCTTCGCGGCGGTCTGCTTCGGCTCGACGTGCGTGGCCAGCCCTGCCTCGACCGCTTCCTTGTCCGAGTACCAGGACTCCTCGGTCATGGCCTTGCGCCAGCCCTTGACGGTGCCGCCGGCGCGGGCCTGGTAGATCCCGGCGATCTGGTCCGACATCCGGTTGAGCTCACCGGCCATCTTCTCCATCTCGTCGGCCGGGCCGACGGACATTCCCCAGGCGTCGTGGACCATGAGCTGGGAGCCCTTGGACATCTGGATGCGGTCCCCGGCCATGGCGATGACGGACGCTGCGGATGCGGCGAGGCCGTCGACCACGACGTTCACCTTGGCGTCGTGCTGGCGGAGCATGTTGTAGATGGCGATGCCGTCGAAGGCGTCACCGCCGGGCGAGTGGAGGTGCAGCTCGATGACCGGTGCGGTGATGCGGGAGAGCTGCCGCTGGAACTCGTCCGGCCAGACGCCCCAGCCGCCGACCTCGTCGTAGAAGTAGATCTTGGCGACGGAGGCGGTCTCGTCCTCGGTGCGCACACCGGGCTCGATGAACTCCTCCTCCATGTTGGCGAGGAGTCGTACCCGCCGGCGGGGTGTCGGCTGCTCGTTGACTGGGGGCATGGCTGGTCCTTTCAGGCGCCTGCGGGTTCGGTGGCGGGGGCGGTCGTTGTGGTGGTGGTCTTGCCGACGCCGGCGGGCTCGCCCTCCGGCGGGTCTGTGGGGGCGGGGCCGATCTGCGGCGGCGCCGGGGGGACGTACGTCTCGTCGCGCTCGGGGAGCTGGTAGTTCTCCCGGATGGCGGCCTCGAGGTTCGGGTCGTACTTGACCGCGCCGGCGTCCATGAGGGCCTTGACGGCTTCGGCGGTGATCTCGGGCCGGTTGAGGTTGGTCACCTGGATGGAGGGGACCGGCTCGTTCTCCCCGAAGTTCCAGTCGACCAGCTTGGCCAGGAGGTTGTTCGCGGGGTAGATGATCTCCCTCGCGGTGGCCAGCCAGGACATCTTCAGCAGGCCGACGAGGGTGTCCCCGAGTGCGCGCGACCCGTTCGGGGTGGCGTCGAGGGTGAGGACGGACGCGAGGACGGACTGGGCGATCTGCTGGTCGAGGTAGCGGACGAAGGCCAGGGTGTCGGGCACCGACCCAGTCATGCCGACGATCTTGGCGATGAACCCGGAGGGCAGGCCCATGCCGGCGGTGTCTCCGACCCGCATGGCGGCCGCAAGCCGGGCTGCCTCTTGGACCTGCGCGTCGGTGCCGCCGGGGGGTGCCTCGACGGCGGGGATGCCCATGCCGAACCGGCGGGAGCTGGTGGCCAGGACCCGCCACATCTCGTGCTTGATCAGCCAGGGGGCGTATGCGGAGCGCAGCATCGACTGGCCGACCCAGTTCGCGCCCTCCCGGTTGTGGACGTACCAGAGCAGGGCGTTGGCCTTCATCGGGTCTTTCTCCCCGAAC